ATAATTCTAGTTAGGTCTTTTTCCTGTACGAGAACACCTGGTGATACTTGAAATGCCATTAGGTTTCTCCTTTAATTAGCTAATTAAACAATTTATAGTTAAGTAGAATATTGATGTAGCTTGCAAAACTCGTATTATTCATACGCCCATAGTCAAATTTCATTTCTTACTCATTGATATTTATAATAACCACCACCTTGACTACTGCCCCTTACGGACTACGGGGTGCCAAACTGTACCGTATTCATCGACTTCCGATTTTTCATGGTCTGGTATTCCGTCATCTACAAAACCAAATGGTGCCATATCTTGTTCAATTAAGTTTTGTTGTTCTTCATATAACATTTGTCTTGCGTTAGTATCAGTCATCTCTTTGAAAAAAGGTTGATTAGATAACCAACCAAAAATAACTAAACACATCATTAAATCATCGTTATTACCCTCGTCAGCCTGCCATGATTGACCTCTTCTTACAAAGGTTGACATCTCTTCGATAATATTGAAATCTTGTATTTGTACCTTATCACTTTCAATAAGTGTTTTAATATTAGCACAACCAATCTTCTTAATTTGTTTGGTCATCTTAACACCAAATCCTGAACCACGACCACTAAACATAGCGCCTAGTATTTGACCAGCACGACCTCTATTTGTAGTCATTAATAGGTTGTCATATTCTAATTCAAAGTTTAATGCTTCTGCTATCTGTTGACCTAGGTCATTTGTTTCTACTAACACATGAGCTTTGTTATATGCTTTACCAACTCTGTCGATAATACTAGGAAACACTAAAGGTTTAATATCATTGTTCTTATATTTTGCAACCACTCTATAAGGCATTTGTGATACATCTAATACTACAAATGCTGAGTAATCTTTTAAAACACCACGAGCAACATCAACTGTGATAACATATGTTTTATCTTTTATAGGGTCTTCATATACATCTAAACCAGCACTTGAAGTTTTAGGCGTAGTAAATGCCATGTTTTTAATTTTAGCAGGACTGATAAGTGTATTTACAGAACCTAAGAATTCACATTCAAACTCCTGTTGGAATTGTTCAGCAGAGGTGTTTCTTATTGTTGCCTCTTTCCAGGCCTCATCTCTTCCAGGTACTTCTGACCAATGCACTTCAATAGGTACATAATCGTTTCTACCCTCTTCTGCGTCTTTCCATAACTTATAAAACTGGTTCATACCGTATGGTGTAGATACGATAATCATTTTTGTTTTTTGTCCAGATGAGATTGTAGGATATACGGCACTAAAGAACATCTCGGCAATATTAGCAGGTACGAAAGCAAACTCATCAAGGAAGATAATGTTGTAAGAACCACCTCGAATGGCACTTGAAGATGTTGCAGCCGCCACAATGGCAGACTTGTTTTCTAATTCAATGTTACCTTTGTTCCAGTTAATTACACCTTGTTGCAACCACTTAGGAAGATTTTCGTATGCGAGTTGCAATCTTCCGAGTATGTCACGAGCCGTAGATGATTTGTTTGCAAGTATAGCAATATTAGAATTAGGATTGAAAAGCGCATAGTGTAATAAGTAAGAAATAGTCGTTGTTGACTTTCCTGACTGCCTCGGTAGTTTACAAATAGTAAATCTGTTATCGTGTATTGTATTAACAATATGTTGTTGAAAAGGGTACATCTTAAATGGTACAAGACCATCATCAAGTGATACAACCTTAATGTATTCTTCCATAAAGTAAACAGGATTTTCAGAACATTTTTGATATTCTATAATCTGTTCTTTAGTAAACTCTTCTGGTGTGTTTACTTTTTTAAGATTAGGGTTACCTAGATATGCGTCACTCATTTATTACTATTGCCTCTATATGTGTGTAACCTAATTGTAAGGCCGCCTGTAGTCTTTGACTACCACGAAACACACTGTATTCTTTTTCTTTATATGCAACACCATTGGCACCGAACCTTGGTTCAGGTGAGATGTGGTGTTTCAATACTTCAATAGGATTTAAGAGTTTCTCTCCTTCTAACAACTCAGGTAGAGGTGTCATTGTTTTTATATACTGAGTATTTGCAATTTCTAGTGGAAACTTCTTTTTACTGCGTTTCTTTGCCGTCAATAACTTCATTTTCAATAGCCTTTTCATTACGAGCTTCAGGTGTTTCTTTTCTATTCAACATCTTTTGTAACTCAGCAGTAGAACCTACGAACAATGCGTTCTGTATTTTAGTATCTGCTGACTTAGGTAGCTCTCTTAAATCTTTAAGTTTCTTTTGCAAGTCTTGTAGTTTATCTACTGTCTGGCCAACTTGACCAATCAATTGACCTGCAACCTCATACGCTCTAGGGTGTTGACCCTCTTTTGCAATCTCTAAGATACCTTCGATTGCTTGATTACCTTTGTCGATTAAATTATAATAACTATCTCTACTGTAATCATAATCTACATCAATATCTTTATCGCCTTCTTTTCTTTCAACAGGTGGTTTAAAACTCTCTGTTGTTACCATGGACTTTTCGTTGTCGCTTGGGTCTAGTCCTAAAATTTCATTTACATTATCGTCTAATTTACTCATCTGTATCACTCACTGGATTGTAATTCTTACCATCTGTAAAGAAACTAATAGTTGTTGTAAATCCAAAATCATCATCTGCATCAGCAGTAGTAGGATTTGGTACAACTATAACTCTTTCTTCTCTACTTGCCTGTGGTAAATCAGTGTGTAAATCTGCTTGAGTAGATTTGATAATACTTTGATTTGTCATAGGTCCGTATAGGTAAGTTTTCGCCGTAAACGAGAGCGTGTATATTACTGCTCGTCTTCTATCAAAATTTCCAGTGTAACTATCTTCATAATTTACACTGTTCAAAACGATAGGAATATCTCTAACAATATCTAATTCAGGTACTGCTTTAACTGTAATCGTGTAGTCTGGTTGAAAATAAGGTAATATTTGTTCTACAATTTGTAAACCATTTTCAGCCGTTGCTGTAAAAATATTTAAAGTAAAATCTACATTGTATGGCACTGGTGTGTAATTAAAATTCATTACTTTACCATCAGCTTCATTTGTTTTTACTCTTCTCACTTTGTTCATCTTATTTAATTTTCTATTTGCATCATAAGATAAACCTGCCATTTCAAAACCCATACGAGGCAATACTACAGCAAAATTTCTATTTTCTAAGTCTGCCTGTTGGTCTAATCTAGCCAAAAACTTTTCTTTAGGAGCATATGCTAAAGGTACTCTAAATCTTTTTGTGACTGCACCATCAGTTGCCGTGTTCTGAACATAAATGTTATTAAACACTTGGCCAAATGAGATTACTAACTTTCTAATACCTTCGTTATAAAAGTGTGTTCCAAACATTATTCGTCTACCTCACCAAATGGGTTTCTTTCTGTGAAATCAAGTATGTCATCAGCTGTATCAACTGTGTTATAACCTGCCTCAGCATTTAAATCTAAATTACTTGCATACGGAGATTGTGTCTGTATGTTTGCACCTGTACCACCATCATATGTTTCTTGCATTAAGAATGCCGGTTGACCGGATGCATAATCTAAGTAATCTTCTAATTGTATTGAGCCTTCTCCGTCTAACGCAACTTGACCTAATTCTAATGTAACTTTATGTGCTAACTGGTTAAGGTCAACTGCATCAAATTTCTCATCAATACCTTCAAGTCCTGTATCAACAGTTTCAGAAGAAGACAGTTCCCAACGAGTGACTTTAAGTTTGTAAACCGGTAAAGCGCCTAATTGAAAGAAAGGTTCTTGGTCTTCTACAAATAGAATTTCGAAAAACGAATTCATCAAAGGCACATATATAATATCGCCTTCGTTTGGTCTACCAGCTGCAATTAAGTTTGCTGTGCTAGATACATGTTCTTCAAATCTTCTTTTAGAAACTACTAATGTAGTATCATCTCTAATCTCTAAACCAAACTTGTTGATGATTTCTTGTTCACCAGCAAAGCCTTCGTTAGTTTCAAAATACATTTCGATAGCATAACTATCATCAAACTTAGATGTAGTATCTTCACCCATGACCAAATCCCTATTAACAAGGGTACGAGGCATGTAGTAAACATCTTGACCAAAAATCTTTAGGCCTTCGATAATTAAATCTTCGTGTAGCCTTTTTTCGTTTTGGTTGCCGATACCTCGGCCTGCTTGAAAATAGTGATTAACTGCCATTGCACTATCCTATCATCATTGCTGGGTTTAATTCGTATGTGCTTCTAATTTCTGTTTCTAATTTTTCAACATCTTGCATAGCTTCCATATAGATTTGTTGGCCGTTTAATGTAACACCACCAATCATTTGTACGCCACCAAACTTCGATAAGTTTGCACCCCATTGTTTTTTAAATAGAGCTGTTGTATATCTTTTTAAGTAAATATCATTGAACACATCTGTATATGTCGCTGGGTCTAATTTACGATATGCTTCTATTACAATATATTCACCTACTTGTAAATCGTTTGTCCAGTCCATATCAATATATAATCTATTATCATGTTGATTAAATCTCATAGGTTTTTCACCTACCAAGATATGGTCTAAGAAGTCTAAATGTCTTAAAACTGTATCATAGTTGATAATTGAAGTTGAAGAGAAGTCATACAAATCATTCAATCTCATCTGATATCTAACATCGAATAAGTTTAAGTTACCTTTATTTGAAAAGGGAAAAATATTGATAACTGAGATAACACTGTCTGGCACAACAATATAACCTTGTCCTTCTTTCCATGTAGATGTAACACTATTCTTTGTTACACTTTCGGATACATCGGATGTAATTCTTGTTTTATCAGCCGCTGTGTACTGATATTTTAGATATGTTCTTCTAATACCATCATAGTGATATTGTTGAAAATACTGTACAGCCTCGTCTATTCTGTCTTCTAATTGGTCGTCATCGACATTAATCTCAATAACTGGTTGACCAAGAGCTCTAAGACAATACTGTTTTAGTGTTTCTCTAGTTGCTGGTTCTGCCATAAGTCTGTTCCCTTTTCCTTATATTTATAAGATTTTTATACTATCTTTGGAAACAGATTGTCGGAACAGAAGAGTTTAATATCTTCTGGAGGAAGACCTAGTTTTTCCATTACCGCTGGTGTATGAGGGTTCTGTTGTTGGTGTTCACAGTAATAATTTTGTGCTTTTATCACATCTTCTTTGTTACTATCACCGTTATACTTACCAATTCGCTTTAAATACTGCTGTAAGTTGCCTAATGCAATGTCACATATTTCATTTAATTCATCTAATTCTTTTACATTACCAGCTGCAATCATACCACCACTAAAGATAGCCTTTGCCCAATCTGGTAGAGGTCTGTCTTTACTAGGTTTAAAAGGTTCTACTTCTTTGATAAACCAGTTAGTCAATTCATGGTTCTTTTGTAATAAAGGACTAAAATCGTGAAATGCACCAGTTACTTTACTCTTACCTGCAATGATATCAAAACCATATATTGGTCCACCATTTGTCAATTCTGGAAATAAACATACATGCATCATCCATAATTTCTTACTATCTCTAACATCAACTACATCTACATGAGCTCTTCTAACATCTTTGTTTTTCCAGGTTCTGTTTACCCATCCAAATTCTTCGTTATTAAATCTTTCCATGCCTTCTTCTTTGTATTCTTCAGCATGTTCGTCTAACATGGCAACCATGTCGTTACTTAATCTAACTAGTCTTTCCCAAATCATTCATTTCTCCAAATAGTTTTGTTGCATATTCAAAACATAATTTGGCTTCAGGTAGGACTGTATGCTCATATATGTTTAAGTATGTGTTAATTTTCTCTTTGATAATATCTCCGTACTTCATCTCTTCTGGTGTAAAGAAGTAATACTCATTAAGACCTGGCGTCTTTCTTCTTATCATCTGACCACCTCTTAAATCACCCATATGTCTAACATAGATATGTGCATACAATGATTGTGCATCTTCTTTAATTTTTTCTATGTGTTGCATGTAATCAATTGTACTATCTGTTAAGGCTGGCATTTCATCTAAAGTCCATAGATGTTGAAAATCTTTTCTTATTCTACTTGCTCTAGGCAAATTAGGTGTGTCAACAAATAAAGAGTTTTCGATTGCTCTGTCTTCTAATGCACGATAACAATGGTATTGATTGTAAAGGTATGTGGCATATAAATCATGGTCTATATTACCAGACATCAATACACCTACAAACTCTTTTCTTTCAGCGTTTTTGTGTTGTTCTTTTGTTAATTCTTTTATATCAAGCATTTTATATTATACCATCCTGTTATTATATATTTTTCTTTTGTTTTACTTATTTGACCTCTATGGGTATGTGTCCAATTTGCTGGCCATATTAAAGTTAAACCTTT